GTACCCCAGCACCAAAACCAACACCAAAACCAACACCAAAACCTGATGTTGTAAGTAGAAGAATGAATAATCCTTTTGGAATGGGTTGAATAAATAATAATAACAGTAAACAAAAAATAAAATGAGTAATCCTTGGGCACAACCATATAAAGATCTTAGAGAAATGGATGCTTTTGCAGCAGGTGGCGGTGCTGCAAAAATTGCAAAAACTGGTATGACTAGAGATCAAGTGGTTGCACTTGGTAATAAAAATCTTAAGTCAGCACCAGCGGCACCAGTGCTGCCACCACCAACAACGTCACAACCTACCACCACTAGCACTCCAACACTAAAACCAAAACCAGAAAGACCAACAGCGGTCGGTACATTAGGTAAAACTTCTTTTGAGAGAAGACTTCCAACGTCTGCTGAACTAAGAGCAGCACAAGCAGAAAGAGCAAAACAAAAAGCAGCAGGAGAAGATACTAGTTCTGTAGCAAATGCAGAAAAGGCACTTCAAGCAGCACAAAAAACTAATCTCTCAACTACTGGACCAACTCCTGCAATTCCTGATCTAAAGAGTGTAAATACGGATCTTAAAAAAGCAAATACTCCAGAAGCATTGAACAAACCAGCACCAGCAGGATCTGCACTTGCTGCTGAACAAGAAAGAAGAAAAAAGGAAATGGCAGCAAAAGGTAATCCATCATTACTAAGTCAAACAAGACAAGAAGAAACCGTAATCAAAAAATATCTGGTTCGTGAGGGTTACATATCAGAGAAGAAAGATCTTCCTGGCAATCAAGAAAAAATTGATGCCAACAAAAACGGTAAAATTGATGCTAATGATTTCAAACTCCTTCGTGCTGGCAAAAAATTAGCAAAAGCTACTCTGGGCAGTGAACCCGGAAACGAAGGAAAGATGACAAAAGTCTGATAGGATATTAATCAAAGATGATTGACAAATTGTAATCCTTGGTCTATAATAAGACCAGGGATTTTATTTTACCCAAAATTACTAAGTATGAATACACAAGTTAAACTCATTTCGGTTACACCTGATGCGGAAAAGACAATGGCATATGTTGCTAGAGTGTCTAATCCTGCAAATCAAAATTCAGAAAAGTATTCAAAGTTACTTGCTTATTGTATTAAGCATAATCACTGGAGTGTGTTTGAACAGGCTCATTTAACATTAGAAATTAATACAACTCGTGGTCTGGCCGCTCAAATTTTACGTCACAGATCTTTTACATTTCAAGAATTCTCACAGCGTTATGCTGATGTCGGTTGGTTGGAAGAAGAGATTCCTATTCCAGAACTTCGCCGTCAGGATACAAAGAACCGTCAGAACTCTACGAATGATCTTGATGAGGAAAAAGTATTTCAACTGAACAAAATGATACAAGAATTGTTTCGTGATGCTCAAGATGTATATAATCATCTCCTAAGCGAAGGAGTTGCCAAGGAGTGCGCTCGTTTTGTACTGCCTTTAGCGACCCCTACACGCCTCTACATGACGGGTTCAGTACGTTCTTGGATACATTATATTAACTTGCGTAGCGAAAATGGAACTCAGAAAGAACACATGAATATTGCAGAAGCAGTTCGTTGTATTTTTATCTGCCAGTTTCCTGTTGTATCTGAGGCATTAGGATGGGTGGCAAGTGATGAGTGCCCAGAATGTCTTGATGCACCATCAATTATTATTCCCTAAATATTTTACAGAAAAGGAGATTAACATTGCCCATATATCCTGTTATCAATAAAGAAACTGGTGAAGTAAAAGAACTTAACATTCCTATATCAAAATATGAGGAATGGAGAAAAGAAAATCCTACTTGGGATAAAGATTGGAGTCAAGGTTGTGCTGGGATTGGGGAAGTTGGAGACTGGCACAACAAATTGAAGAAGTCACATCCTGGATGGAACGATGTTCTACATCGTGCCAAAAAAATGCCAGGTTCAACCATCAAAACTTTATAAATTTATATGACAACACGAAGAAGAAAGGATTCAGGACCAGTTGGAATTGGTATGAGTGCTAAGCAAATGAGAAGAAAGAAACCGATTAATTCGGATCTTCTTATTGATGTTAAACCTTTAACTGAAAATCAAAAATTATTATTTGATGCATACGATGAAGGTAAAATGCTTTTTGCTTATGGTGCAGCAGGAACAGGTAAAACTTTTATCACATTATTCAAGGCCTTAAAAGAAGTTCTAAGTGAAATAACTCCTTATGAAAAAATTTACATCGTAAGGTCTCTTGTTGCTACCAGAGAGATTGGTTTTCTTCCAGGTGACCATGATGATAAGTCAGCACTTTATCAAATACCATACAAAAATATGGTAAAGTATATGTTTGAGATGCCATCTGATGCGGACTTTGAGATGCTCTATGGCAATCTCAAAGCACAAGAAACAATTAGTTTCTGGTCAACATCCTTTATTCGTGGGACAACTTTTAACCGATCAATTATTCTTGTAGATGAATGCCAGAATTTAAATTTTCATGAATTGGATTCTATCATTACCAGAGTTGGTGAGGATTGTAAGATTATGTTCTGTGGTGATATCATGCAAAGTGATTTAATTAAAACTTCTGAGCGAAGTGGTATTCATGACTTCATGAAAATCCTACAGGCCATGCCTGAGTTTGAAAGTGTTGAGTTCGGTGTTGATGATATTGTTCGCTCCGGATTAGTCAAATCTTATCTTGTAAACAAAATAAATCTTGGGTACTAATGTTTAATCATGTAAATCATTTGGGTGATATTGATCTCAAATCTAGAGAAATAGATGGAACTCGTTTTTATACGACACCATCTGGAGATTCTTTCCCATCAATCACTTCAGTCACATCTCATAAAAATAAAGAATTTTTTGCTGAATGGCGTGAACGAGTTGGTGAAGAGGAAGCAAATAAAATTTGTAAACTTGCAACTACTCGTGGAATAAAATTTCATGAGGTATGTCAGGATTACTTAGAGAATAACTTGAAAGAAAGTTATGATGAGCAATCCATGATTATGTTTGATGCTGCAAAACCATATCTAGATAAGATTGGTTTGGTTCATGCAATTGAAAGATCAATGTTCAGTGAAGTTCTTGGTATTGCTGGACGAGTAGATTGTATCGCTGAGTATGATGGTGAACTTGCTGTTATTGACTTTAAAACATCAGCCAAAATCAAAAAGGAAGAATGGATTGAACAATACTTTGTTCAAGAAGTTGCATATGCATGTATGTACTTCGAATTAACTGGAATCCCTGTTAAAAAACTGATTACAATCATGGTGACTCCTGCTGGAGTTGTTAAGGTATTTGACAAAAGAGATAAAATGTATTATATTAAACTCTTAACAGGTTATATTAAAGAATTTGTCTCTGATAAATTAAAAACCTATGGAAAATGAAATTGAAAATGCTTTAAAGGATAAATTTATGAGTCAGGCAAAATTCTCTTCGGATATCGAAACTCTTGTGGAGTCAAGTGCATTAAGTTACATTGAATCTATAGTTCATTACTGCGAAGAAAATAGTATTGAAATAGATACTGTTTCGAAGTTGATTTCTAAACCATTAAAAGAAAGAATTAGGTGTGAAGCAATCACATTGAATTATTTGAAAAAAACTACGAAAGCAAAACTACCGATATGACACCGTTTGAGGTGTATTGTTGTTACTTATCTCTCAAAAATCATTTCACAAAAAAATCATACGATTATTTTAAATACAGTGGAAAGACTAGAACCACAATAAAGTCCTTTAATAAAAGAAAGGATAAGTATTTTTTTGAAAAAACTTCTAGACAAAAAAATGATAATGAGATATTAGAATATCTTGTTTCTAACTTTATCGAATGCTCTGATCCTCAAAGATTGTGGATTGGAGAAATCATACATTCGGGGGAAACAAATTACACCAATTGGAAAAAAAGAAATCAAAGTTTAACTTACATATTTAAAAATGAAACTGAAGAATTACTTTCTGAGAATTCTTTAGATGCAATTTTTGAGTGCAAGAATGGATCTCATCCTATCATACTTAAAAAGTTCCTGAGCGGGAAAATTAGTATCGAAACACTGGTCATATACCATAGCATATTCCTGTTCGGGAACACATTTGATAACAAACTGCTAGACCCAGTATGGGAATCAGTCAGTCTTAAAATTCAAAAATATTCACCTTTTCTAAATATTTCAACAGGTGAATACAAAAAAATCATTCGTGATCAGGTCTTGACACCTGAGCAGTAACCTGTTAAAATAAACAAGTAAACACATCGTACACATCGTATACGGAGAACACACATGTCTTTTGCTGAACTTAAAAAGCAATCTCGTCTAGGAAATCTTACTGCTAAACTGGTCAAAGAAGTTGAAAAAATGAACAAGACCAGTTCAATGGGTGATGATCGTTTCTGGAAGATTGAACGCGATAAATCTGGTAATGGTTATGCAGTCATTCGATTTCTTCCTT